GAAAAGAAAGAAGGTGCTCATGATGCTTTAAATAGAGTATTGGACATCCTGCAAGAATACCGAGAATGACAGAAGACCAAGAAAGGTATCTCCGAGAGAGAATTGCAAAGTCAAAGAATGATCTTCTTATGGAAGAACCATGCCCAATATATGAGGCAATAGATGAAGATTGGAATGATTTTTGGTATCATGAAGAAGATTAAATAAATACAGATAAAATAAAAGAACACTGTGTATAAACTAGATTTCTCCATAGAAGATATTCATCTTTTACATCATTGTGTTTGCAAGAGATTGGAAACTTGGGAGGGATCTCCTGCCAGACATCCACTAGAACAAGAACACTTGTGGTACTTGAGAGATGGGTTATACAGAGTAATACTTGAATATAAATTTGAAAACTTATGAACTTTGAATTGACGATGGAAGATTTTACCATCATTCAGAATGCCTTACATTACTATAAAAAAGTAGAAAAATATCCAAACTTTGCTCACTTTGATGAGGAAAGAATTAATAAGTTGCGAGATAAACTGGCATATCAAATGATACCAAGTAAAAATTCAAAACCAAAAGAATGAATTTATTTCTTAGACCGATAGATGATGTCACTGATGTGACATGGAGTATCATCTGGTGTATGATTATATTACTAACCGGAGTTGCTTATTACATATATACAATTATGAGACTAGCATTTCAGGAGTTAGAGGAAGATGGCAGCAATGACACCGCCGAACAGGAAGAGTTGTTACAACTTCCGAGTAGTAGAGATCAATAGGGTTCTTGATGGAGACACGATTGATGTCACGATTGATTTGGGATTTGATCTATATAAGAAAGAAAGAGTTAGAGTTGCAGGAGTCGATACGCCAGAGAAGAGGACGAGAGACCTTGAGGAAAAGGAGTTAGGAATTGACGCAACAAACTGGCTCAAAGAAAAACTGGAAGGGGCGTTGGCTGGTGATGATGACCTTGTTATTCGTACTGAACTTGTTGGTGGCGTTGGGAAATATGGGCGTCTTTTGGGTTGGCTTTACCTTGGGGACGGAAACGTGTCCCTTAACGAACAAATGATTGACGAAGGATATGCTTGGGAATATGATGGTGGTACGAAACAAAAGAACTTTGAAGAACTAAGAGAAATACGCAGAGCACATGGTACTTTGATTGAATGATATGTCTACTCTTTTTGTAATTGGTTTTATATTATTTTTGACTTGTGCACTACATATTACATGGCCGGTAAAAAATAATAAGTTTTAAATATGTCTGATGTATATCTTGGTAATCCCAATCTGAAGAAGGCAAATACGCCGATTGAATTCAGTTCTAGTAATATTGAAGAATTTATTAGTTGTAAGGATGACCCTGTTTATTTTGCAAAGAACTACGTAAAGATTGTTTCTCTTGATGAAGGACTAACTCAATTTACTCCATATAACTTTCAAGAGAAACTTATCAAAAATTTCCATCACAACAGATTTAATATCTGTAAGATGCCTCGTCAGACTGGTAAGTCTACCACTGTGGTCTCTTATCTTTTACACTATGCAATCTTTAATGATAGTGTTAATATTGGTATTCTTGCAAACAAGGCATCAACTGCAAGAGAACTTTTAGCAAGACTTGCAACTGCATATGAGAACTTGCCCAAATGGATGCAACAGGGTATTCTTGTATGGAACAAAGGTAATATAGAATTAGAAAATGGATCAAAGATACTGGCTGCTTCTACGTCTGCAAGTGCTGTCCGAGGCATGTCGTTTAACATTCTCTTCCTCGACGAATTTGCGTTCGTTCCAAACCATGTTGCAGATGCCTTCTTTGCCTCTGTTTATCCTACTATTACTTCTGGTAAATCAACGAAGGTAATTATTGTTTCAACGCCTCATGGCATGAACCACTTCTATAGAATGTGGCATGATGCGGAGAAGAATGCAAATGAATATATTCCAACTGATGTTCACTGGACTGAAGTTCCTGGAAGAGATAGTGAATGGAAAAGACAGACGATTGCCAACACGTCAGAACAGCAATTTAAAGTTGAGTTTGAATGTGAGTTCTTAGGATCTGTTGATACTCTGATTGCTCCGAGTAAATTAAGGACCTTAGTTTATGATGCACCAAAAACTAAGAGTGCTGGATTGGATGTTTATACTGATCCAATTAGAAATCATGATTATATTGTAACGGTTGACGTTGCGAGAGGAGTTGGTAATGATTACTCTGCTTTTGTCGTTACAGACATTACTACCTTTCCTCATAGAGTTGTTGCGAAGTATAGAAATAATGAAATAAAACCAATGATGTTCCCCAATATAATTTGGGAAGTTGCAAAGAGTTATAATAGTGCTTACATCTTATGTGAAGTTAATGATGTTGGAGATCAGGTTGCTGCAATTCTTCAATATGATTTGGAGTATCAGAATCTTTTAATGTGCTCAATGAGAGGTAGAGCAGGTCAAATTGTCGGTCAAGGATTTTCTGGAAAGAAAACACAACTTGGTCTTAAAATGTCCAAGACAGTCAAGAAGGTTGGTTCTCTTAACCTCAAGACTATGATTGAGGAAGATAAACTCCTTATCAACGATTATGAAATTATCTCTGAACTTACAACCTTTATTCAAAAGAATAATTCTTTTGAGGCAGAGGATGGTTGTAATGATGATCTTGCGATGTGTCTTGTGATTTATGCTTGGTTAGTTGCTCAGGATTACTTTAAAGAACTAACTGACCAGGATGTAAGAAAAAGAATATATGAAGAACAAAAGAATCAGATCGAACAAGATATGTCTCCCTTTGGATTTATCTCTGATGGTCTTGATGAGGATAGTTTTGTGGACAATAATGGTGACCGTTGGTATGTTGATGAATATGGTGATAGATCTTATATGTGGGACTATATGTAATGGAACTAGAAGACCAATTTAAATTCGGACATCTACTACTTGATGATAGAGTTTGTCGTACTTGTGGTGCAGAAAAAAATTTAATCGATGGATTTTATAGAACAAGAAAAGATAGGGGAGCAACAGCATCTTCTTATTCTTATGAGTGTAAGGAGTGTACAATAAAAAGAATTTCTAAAATCAGAAGAGAGAAGAAGGATAAACCAGATGTATATCCAGACTGGTAAAATGCTCACGTCGTATTTCCCCAGTGAAACACTTTAAAATAATAAATATTTTTAGTTAATTTTAAAAGTCGGAGAAAAAACGAATGGCCACTCCACAACTATCTCCTGGTGTAAGAATTAGGGAAGTTGACTTAACAGTTGGAAGAGCTGATAATGTCAATCCTTCTATTGGTGGTATTGCAGGTCCTTTTGAAAAAGGTCCCGTTGAGTCCCCAAGAAGAATCGAAGAAGAGCAAAATCTTCTTAATGTTTTCGGCAAACCATACAATTCTGACAACCACTTTGAATATTGGATGTCTGCTTCCTCATATCTTTCATACGGAGCAACTCTGAACGTCGTTCGTGTTGACGGTGACGATCTGAAGAATGCAAACGCAGGTGTTGGTATTGCATCTACAACTACTCTGAAAATCAAGAGTTACGACGATTATTCCGAGAACTATTCCTCAGCAAATAACTTCATCTATGCTGCAAAGGATCCAGGTTCATGGGCAAATAGCTTGAAGGTGTGTCAGATTGATGACATTGCTGACCAAATCATCGGTATCACAACAACGAACCCAGGCGATGCTGGTGTTACTATTGGTGCTGGTGTTACTGTTGCAATCAACTCCGTTCTTCCTGGTAGTGGAACAACAGCAGTATTTACTGGTCACCTTAAGGCAATCGTCACTGGTGTTACTACTGCAACCTCAGGAACTGCAAGTTCTTTCGATGTTAAGATTCTCTCCCGCGTTGATACTGCAGGAACAGAAACTGCAATCACTTATGCAGAAGGAAATGCAACCGCAGCAATTTCTGCAAGTGACGTTCTAACCTTTGTAAACTCTGCAGGTGTTGGTACAGATAACGGTTCTGGAAATGGCGTTGGCGCATTCAGTGCTGCTAGTGTACAAGACTGGTACGATCAGCAAACACTTGGTCTTGATAACAGCGTAATCTTCTGGAAGACCCTTGCTCCAAAACCTGTAGCAAACTCATATTCCCGTAACAGAGACGGCGCAAATGATGCCGTTCACGTTGTAGTTGTTGATGATAAGGGTACAATTACCGGAAACGCAGCAACAATTCTTGAGAAGTGGACATTCCTTTCAAAAGCAAAGGATGCTGTTTCTAGTGTAAATTCACCAACAAGAATCTACTACAAGAACTTCCTTGCAGACAACTCTGAGTATTTGTTTGCTGGTTATAATGCATCGCAAGCAGTTGATGCTATCAACGGCACAACTCCAACAGCAACTGCATTTACTGGAGAGAACTTTACTGCAATCTCACTTTCAGATGGTCTCTGGGCACAAAAGGCACAGGGTGTAACCTTCTCTGCACTTGGAAATGTTACTTACACCTTGCTTGGTGGTAAGAACTATGATGGAAATGAGGATCTTGAACTTTCTGGTTCACTGACAGCAACTCTTGGTCACCTGAATACTGCATATAGCAAGTATGAAGATGAATCAGAAGTCGATGTTGACTTCTTGATCATGGGTCCTGGTCTTTCAACCAAGGAAGAATCACAAGCAAAAGCAAACAAGTTGATTGCTCTTGCAGAACTCAGACAGGATTGCCTTGCATGTATTTCTCCAAACAGAGCATCTCTTGTTGGATTGTCTGATGCAAACACCCAGACAAATAATATTATTGACTTCTTCTCACCACTTACATCATCTTCCTACGCTGTATTTGACTCTGGTTATAAGTTCGTTTATGACAGATTCAACGATACCTTCCGTTATGTTCCATGTAACGCAGACGTTGCAGGAATTATGGCAAGAACAACTAGAGATGCTTTCCCATGGTTCTCACCTGCTGGTCAGCAAAGAGGTGTTCTTCTGAATGCTGTAAAACTTGCATACAACCCAACCAAGGCACAGAGAGATCTTCTTTATCCAAGAAGAGTTAACCCAATCATCAATAAGCCTGGTA